GCCACCGGCAAGGGTCATAAGCATTGGGGAGAGAACTGCCCACGCCTCAGCGTCATTGGGTGCCTGCTCGACTGGTTGCACAACGAATAGCAAACCGTAAATCAGCGAGACAATCGCTGCCACAAACGAGAACGACAGCGCAATGCCTACGATGAGGATTAGGCGGGCTTTTATTTCTTCGTTGCTAAGGCGGTTTTCGGGTTTCATTGGCATCTTCTTTCTAGGGTTCCGTCTGCTTTGGTTGTGTCGCAGTTGTGTCGGGTGCGATCAGCGCAACTACTCAGCGTTATCAAGAGGCTCAGTGTTAGTAATGCTCGCTTCATACCGGGCGTACTCCTCGTCTGTCATTTCGCGAATTAGGTCGTCTATTTGAATTAGCGGTTTGCTCATGGTTCTAGTTTCTGTAGCCGTAAACGCGGACAGTTCCGCCTGTCATTGTGCCCGCTGCGGGTGACAACGTAAAAGACGTGTAAGCAGTGGCATTGTCAAGAAAACCGTTACTTGTTCCCGCCGCCGTATTAGAAGCGTATTGTGCGGACATGAGCGTTCTTGTAGTCCTATTCGGGTTAAACAAGTCCATTCTAACGCTTGCAAAAGCGGTAGTGCCCACGCCTACTAATGTCCAACGAACAGCGTTATTATCGGGCGCGTTTGCAAATGGAGCCACATTTGAAGCATAAGTTTGATATATCGTTTGCGAATAGTAACCAGTTGCAGTAGCGCCCAAAATCATACGCATATTTTCAGTACCGCCTAGGGTGCCGCCTGTCCAAGTAATGCGGTAATTGTCATAGTCGGAGCTAAACGCCCCAGTGACCTCAACGCTAGCAACGGCTGTGCCTACCGCCTGAGTTTTGACAAGCCACAAACCAATCGAGTCCATAGCGGCAGCGGTAAGCACCTCACCCGGCGAAAAATCTGGTACTGGCATAACTAAAATCCTAACTTGTTATTAAAAGCCGGTGGGCCATTATCCTGCAAACGCCCATAAAAATTGTCATCCAAAATAAAAAACGCTTGGCTTGCAGCAGCCGACAAGGTAAAAGTAAACCGAGTGTCCGACGGTGTACTACTAATCTGCACGCCCTCAATTAAACACTGGTAAGTAACGCCACGCAACACGATAGGCAACCTGAGCAAGTTATAAAACCCTTGCGCTGTCATGCCTAAAAGGTCATTGTTTGACTGCATGGAACTACGGGTAGATACACTAAAGGGCACGTCAGCGGTTTGATCTAGCGTAGAGCGAACATAGGAGGCTAGGTTTCCTGCTTGACTTGTCGAAACATCGTAAGACTTTAAAGTAAAAGTTTTTGATCCTGAGCCGGATGATTGAGACGCTAAACCGTCAGGCTCAACAACGACACGGTTAGCCACGTTGTCGGCAAACGCACGAAAGTTCAGCACGTCATAACTAGTAGTAGGCAAAGTGGGCGTGACACTGCCGTCAGTCAACTCGTAACTGGCAACATATCCTAATTCGTCACGCCCTACCCAGCGGATTGAGTCAAAAGAAAGCCCAAAAATACGGCCCTGTTCGGTTTGGATTAACTGTTGTAACACTTCTAAGACGTTGCCGTTCTCAATGCTTTGAGGCGACACAATAGAACTACCTGCGAGGCTTGGCGAAACGCTGTCAATTTCTATTTCGGTTTCATTTACAAACTCTTCGGCAGCTTCGTAAGTGGTGTAATTAGAAGGCCACCCTTCGGTAGTTACTTGCCGCCCAGCGCCACCCAAAGCGTCCTCAGCAGTAATAGTCCAAGTGTCCTCATTAGCCACCATTCCATACTGGAAAGCAACATCGGAGACACGCCCTCGGAACATAATATAATCCCCTGTGCCGTCACCGTCTGCTGTCAGTGTTACCGAGTTGCCAATAAGAATGGTCGGTAAGGCGTCTATGTTTCTGCCTGTAATAGTGGCAGTGCCAGCCCTAAATGGGTCTTGTAGGTTTTGGCGACCTAAATCAATGTTTACCGTCTGCACATTGTTAATCGTGTTGCCGGTAATAACGACAGACCAAGTGACTTGCATTAGGACACTCGAATGGGTACAGAACCGTTACGGAACATATAGGTACGCAGAGCGTCTACCACGGCGTTAGGGTCTGCCCCCTGCACGTTAATAGTGACATTGTTGCCGCCCATAGAACCCATACGATCAAGCGGGATAACCGCTTCAGGCCCAGCCTCACCAATCATCGCCAGAGTAGGCCCAGTGACAATGCCACCAGCAGCCAACATCGGAATATCGGGAATGTCAAAACCGTTACCGCCAATACCCGGAACCCAACTCGGCACCTTAAAAGACAATTTGCCAAAAGTGTTATTCCACAATTTTGCAATGCCGTTAAATATTGTCTTTACTACGTCAAGCATCAACCTAAAACTAGGGATAGTGACGTTGTTAATCCACCATTTGATGCCACCAAAAACTGCATCAACAATGTTGCGGAAACCCTCAAACTTTTTATAGGCAATGGCAAGAGCCGCAATAAGCGCAATAACGCCAATAACGATAAGGCTTATCGGGTTAAGTGCCATAGCCACGTTAATAGCCATAATGGATAGCGCAATAGCGCCCAGTGCGCCCGCAATGATTAAGAACGTGTTTGGGTTGTCTTGGGCCCATTGCGCAAACTTTTGCAGGACGGGTAGCACCGCCTCGATTGCAGGTAAAAGTGCAGCACCAATAGACTCTTTAGTCTCCGACAATGCGAGCCCTAAACGCTTAAATTGCCCTTCGGCAGTGTTCGCAGCTGTGGTAGCGGCACCGCCCATGGTTTTAGCAATCTCAGCCATGATGTCCTCAAAGGGTGCGCCTTCTTTGACCATCTCGCGGAACTCTGGCGCTAGTTTCCCAAGCGCGGTCATGTTGCCCCCCAGCGCCCGTGTGAGGCTGTCTGTGACGACAGAGAGCGGCTTTCCGGTGGCTGCGGCTATGTCCATAGCCTGAGTGGCTAATTCCTGTGCGCTGGTTACATCGCCAGTAGCGCGAGCCAACTTAGACAACACGGGGCGTAGTTCATCGTCGGCGATGCCTAACAGTTTGCCTTGTTCGGTTATCCAGTTTTCCGTGGACTCGATAACTGCATCGGTTGCGCCTGTGGTTTGTTTTAACGATCTGGCTAGTTCTGCACTGGCGGCCTCATCGGCGATAGCGCCTTTAGCGGCGTCAAATAATGCAACACCTAAAGCACCAATAGCAGCAGTAGCGGGAAGCATCGCTTTTTTCAGAACGAAGCCAGCCTTAGCGCCAGCGCCTTCTAACTGGTCAAACTCTTTACGGGCTCGCTGAATGCCCTTACCGTCAAAGTCGGTAATAATTGGAATGTTAATAGCCACGACTAAATCCTTGTCTTTCGATCTACGGCTTCCATAATGTCATTGACTAACTTGCGCATTTCGCGTTGCACTTTTTCATCCTGTCGTTCATACGCTCGCCACATAGAGCGAGACGGTTTGCCAAACTTCGAATTAAGAGCTGCAACCATTTGACGGCCTTGCTCGCTGCGGGCAGTGTTGGAAGTATCAAATAAAACCGCCGCAGGGCCTTGCCACCGCACACCAAACGTAGCGAGGTTTTTGGTGTAGCCATTAAACTCTTTAGGTCGTTTGCCTGAAATATAAGCCTTTATGCCTGCGTTCCATTTAAGCCAGTTGCCCATGGATCTACGGCCCTGTGCGGACTGTTGCCAGCGTGGGCGCACCTGAGGCTCGCGCGGTGCGCTAGTAGCACCAAACGGTAAGACAGGGCTAGACGCGCCTTGTGGTGTCCACGACCGGTTAAAACCCGACAACGGCGCTTCTTTCGGTACGAGCCCTTTAGCATCATTGACAATAGGCGAAACTATGACGTTGTAATCCTTTGTAATTTGGCGGCGCAGTTTCTTGTCTAAGTTGTTTAACTCGCGTAGCGCGTCCTTAACACCTGCAACTTCTATGGTGTTATTAACGGGCATTTTTGTTTTGTTCCTTGACTATCGCATCAACCGTATGCAGGTCTTTAATGTCGAAGTCTATCCCATTGGGCCAATACCCTGTGCGAAGTAGCAAAGCTGCTAATGCGTATCGGTAAGTGGCCCTTGGGTAGGGTTTTCGTCTGCCTCTTGTTCCACTACCTCAATGGACACGGCGCGTTTAATGAAGTCGTCAAAGACTACGGGCACTGTAACGCCGTGAACCTTGCAGGACTCGTACGCAAGAAATAGCAAATCCTCATAGCCAATACTGGATGCCATTTCTGAGGCTTTGCGTTTGTACTTGCGTTCGTACTGCACAATGACATAAAGGTTAGTTGCCACCTGTACGGGGCCGTCCCCTAGGTCTACTGCAAGGGTTAGTTTCATGTTGTCTCCTTAGTCGGGCTCAGAGTATGAGCGGTTTACGGTGCGG